AGAAAAGAAAAGAAAAGAAAAGAAAGTAAAAGAAAGTAAACCAGATAAAGAACTGGTGACTGGTGGTAGTTCAAATAACAATGATGAACAAGAATTGATTGAAATATATCAAGCGAATTTCGGGGTAGCTAACTCAATCGTACAACTTGAATTAAAAGAAAAGCTAGGTGTTTATGGAAAAGAAATGATTCTAGAGAGTTTTAAACGTTCTATCGGAGCAAAAAACCCATTTTTGTACATGCGAGGTATATGGGACAAGTGGAAAAAATACGGAATTACAACGCTAGAACAAGTACAAGCGAGTGATGAACGACATGAGAAAAACAAACCGACTAATTATAAAAAAGGTGGTTATGTTGAGATTGTACCCAACTGGGCAAAATAACAGGAGGATAAATGAGCGAGGCAGAAAAAGAAATACAGTTTTACAAGTCTAATCCAAAAAAATACGCAAAACTAGTTAAACAAATCGCTAACTTAAAAACCACTGATGAAGGTTACCTTGAAAGAAAGAGAAAACTTATCCAGGGAGCAAAAGAAAGAGAGGGAGCAACTAATAAATAAATGTTCAGAACATCTAAGTACAACGCAAAGAAAGTAGAGATTGACGGTATCAAGTTTGATAGCAAAGCGGAAGGCGAATATTACTTACACTTAAAACAACAAGTGTCGGAACGTCAAATTTTAGGGTTTGAACGACAAAAAAGAATGTTGCTGCAAGAAGGCTTTAGCGTTGAAGGAGTCAAAGGAAAAATCAGACCTATCTTTTATGTAGTTGATTTCATAATTACAGAAAATGACGGCACACTTACTTACGTTGACGTAAAAGGAATGGAAACAGACGTATTCAAGCTAAAGAAAAAGCTATTTATGAAACGATACAATACCGCGTTACTGAAAGTTAAAAAGACAAAAGGAAGGTGGCAATATGAGTAAACAAATGACACCGATTGAAAGAGTAGTCCTATCGCTTATCCCGATTAGTGACGAACGCAGAGTGAATATAAAAGACATTGTAGCACAGACAAGACTTTCTACAAGACGAGTAAAGAAAATCATAGATCAGTTAATCAGCAATTACGGCATCGTGATTGTAGGAGTAAGAAACGGACGTACTGGATACTTTATTCCAGTAACAGACCAGGCGCGACAAGAGGGCGTATTGCCACTCAAAGCGCAAGCAATCAAAGAATTTAAACGAGTAAACAGGATTCAAAAGGGAAACTTGGACGAATGGAAAAAATATATAGGAGATGTAGAAAATGATTAACAACGTAGTATTAGTAGGGCGCTTAACAAGGGATGTAGATTTACGCTACACATCGAACGGAACGGCATACGCTAGTTTTACATTAGCTGTTGAGAGAAATTTCAAAAACCAAAACGGGGAAAAAGAAACAGATTTTATCAACTGCGCAATGTGGCGTAAGGCGGCGGAAAACTTTGCAAACTTTACACACAAAGGCTCACAAGTAGGAATTGAAGGCCGTATTCAAACACGCAACTATGAAAATCAACAAGGTCAAAAGGTATATGTGACAGAGGTACTAGCAGAAAACTTTAGCTTACTTGAATCCCGTAACGCTACAAGCCGATTAGCGGTCGATAGAGAGAGCTTTGAAGGCGGACATGTAAATACATTCAACAGTAATAAAAACGAGAATACGAGCGGAAATTTCGCAAATAACGACGTGTTTACGGCTAAAGGAGATGTTTTCGATGTGCAAGATTCAGATTTGCCGTTCTAAAATCGATGAAGATTTAGAAATAGAAGCACAATCATTAGATACGATTTTTAGAGTTTTAATTAAACAGCAGTTTGAAAGCGAAAAACGAGCGTATAGAGAATTGGTTGAAAAACTAGGTTACGAGCCTAAACCGTCAGAAATCATCATAGAAAGATATCCAGTTAGATATAAAGAGGGCGATGATGGTTCAATCAAATTCTATCAAGATTTTAAATTTAGAGTTAGAGGCAATAAGGAGCGATGCTTATGAACAATATAAAAATGTATGTCATTCGAGATGCTAAATATCCACAATGGTACTTCCAACGTATCGAAGACTACTCAAGCATGATGGGATATCTTGCGAAGAGCCATCCACGATATACGCATAAATTTACAACTGACATTAAACAAGCGATGCATTTTGAAACGCCTAACGATGCTCTAACGTTTATAAAGGAACATTCTATCGAAGGGAATATTATTAAAGACCCGTACCAAGAACAACTCAGTAATGTGACGTTTAAATACATGGGTGAGAATTACGGTGAGGCTATCACGTACATTCATGGAATGATTGAAGATTCGAGTGAGAAGATGTTAGCTGCTTCCAAAGCGTTAAAAGTGAATGCTAATACGTTGATTAAGTTTATGAAAGACCCGTATTCCGTTGCAGCTCATATTCGAGATCGTATTGTAGAGAATTTAGTGAATCTAGAAAAGGCGGTGAAGGCAATTGGCTAAAGATGAATTTGAAAAATTAAAAGACGATGTACATTACTTAATTGTAGCACATTGTAAATACAAGGACATGTTGATGTATGACAGAGCGTTGAAGCAATTCCAAGAAGATATTGGATATGGGCAACTCGAAGAAATGAGCTACAATGAACGATTCGCTTTCTTGTTAGGATTTGAAACATCGTTGAAGGCGGTGGAAGATGCCATTAACTTAAATGAAGCTGTAAAGAAAAATCCTGAAATGGTTGATTGAAGAAGGGGATATTAAATGACACTAACTGTATTGCTTAAAGATGAAAAGAAATATATTTTCTACGGTGTAAGGGAATACTATATTGAATATGAAAAATATCTTAAATTTACTTATGTAGGAGACAAGGACGCTTGGCGGTTTAGAAATGAAAAAGAAGTACATGAAGGATGCTTTATGTTAGATGCAATTGCTGGTTATTACATTAATAGATAAGAAGGTGATTAAATGTTCATAATAGATTTTATAATCAAACACCCACTTCGAACTGACATGATATTAATCAGTATTTGTCTAATCGCTTTGCTTTGGTGTGTGCTAGATTTATACAAATTAAAGAGTGAAGGTACACCTTATGAACAAGCGTTAAAACAAATAGAACGAGAAAGAAAAGAAAATATCAAAAGGCAGATTGAACGGAACTTGCAAGCTAAGAATAGAAAGCAGGCAATATTCGAATTACTTGATAATTTCGGTTATAGAAATATTACAGTTGATTATACAAGCGATAGATTTTACGTGATCATAAAAATAAATAAAGATGTGTTGATTGAAAGGGAGGTTAAGTAATGGAAAGATACGCATACATGAATTGTCAATCGGAACTGTATATCAAAGATGAACAGATAGAAACAGACAGACCGTGTCCAATGTGTGGAGAGTGTGACAAGTACCTAGGCCGATTTGAAACCACGGCGGAGCTAGCAATGTTGATGTGGTTGAATGAATTTTCAGGTCAAGACATTTTAGACAAAACGGGATATATAATCACATTCACAAAAAAACATGACGTTGAAATGGATCGGGATGGGTATAGAGAGGTTTACGAAAGCTACAAAAGAACTTTAGATAAGGAGAATCAGAATGACAGAACAACATGAAAAATATGCTAAACAAGAAGCAGAACTAGAATCAAAACGCAGAAAACTACTGACACGATTTAAAGCGTTTCGTGATGAGTGCAATGGGGATTGGCAAATAAATTGGAATAAAAATGAAGCAAAGTATTATTTATACAAATCGAATATGACGGATGATATTTTATGTAACGATATTTATTTTTATGAAACATTCAGCCTTTTCGGTTATTTCAAAAACGAAGAAGATGCCGAACGTGCAATCGAATTATTTGGGGATGAAATCAAAGAATTGTTTGTGGAGGTGTAAAGATGGATTTACAAGAAAACGCTCGAATAAAAGAAGCAGTAAATAAGCCTAGTCACTATGTAGGCGAAAAAGGTTTAGAAGTGAAAGAAGTACTTGAAAATTTTGTTAAAAATAAAAAAGGCATGGAAGCTCATAGATGGTGTAGTGCGGTTGAATACTTATTAAGATATGCTGAAAAAAATGGAGTCGAAGACTTAAAGAAAGCTAGAAAGAACATTGAGTGGTTGATTGAAGAAGGGTAGGAAGAAAAAGGGAAAAGGGAGGTGTGTGAATGTCAAAATCGATACAGGATGAAATCATGGACTTAAAAGAGCAAGGACTGAGCTGGGTACAAATTGCAACTAGACTCAATCTTGCAAGCATGGAAGTCGCTCGAGGTAAGGTTAGAGGTACACCACGTTACAAAGAGTTTCAACAAAGGCAAGGAGTAAATGTTGAAAAATCTCAAACTAAAGAATTTAATAACGATGGTTCAATCGGTTCTCAAATCAGAGTAAGACAACAACAACGAAAAGTATTCTCTAATGAGGAGCTGATTCGATTACATGGATTCAATCCTGATGAGGTTAAACTAAAAACAGCAACATCTAATGAATGGACTACTCCAACAAACGGAGAAACTTATTATAATTATCAATCGAAAATCGTTGTAGTGCCTAAAAGGTGGGATATGTCCGCTCAAGATGTTAAGAAAATCTTTGGAGATATTCCTCAACGTAAAATTGAATTAGTAGATAAGAAAATTCCAAACGAATACTTATTGATCCCTTTGTCAGATTTACACTTTGGACATAATTCTCATCTTGATTATTTGAAATTACAGAGAGAAATTGCGGAACGCATTATGAATCGCTATAAGGAAATCCTTATAACGCTACACGGAGATTATTTTCATGTTGATAATTTTCTGAATACAACTGAAAGAGGAACTAGAGTCGATGATGTCGACTTCGAGGCTGGATTAAGATCTGGTTATGATTTCCTTAGTCCATTGCTTGATTTAGCGTTAGAAAATAGTCCGAACGTTAAAGTCGTGTACTTGAAAGGGAATCATGCTCCTAGTGTGGATTATTTATTTGTGAGTATGCTAGAGCATATATATCCTCAAATAAAATTCGATGTCGAAATCAAAGAATTTAAACATGCATGGTTAGGCAATCACTCAATATTCATGCATCATGGCGATAAAGTAAAATCGCCTAATAAATTATTTGAAATCATGGTGTCGCATTTTGGAGAGGAATGGGGGAAAAGTCAATCAAGATATTTGATTACTGGGCACTTTCATCATGAGAAATCACTATCGTTTGCAGGGTTAACTTGGTATCAACTACAAAGCCCTAGCAAGCACTCGAGCTACGATAAAACATACGGATATGACACTAGCGAATCAGGGCAAATGCTTTTTGAGTTTTCAGAAACGAAAAGGAGTGCGATTTATTATGTATAAG